ATGCCAGAACTTATCACCACGATCAAGAACCTCCTGCTCGATCCAGTTCTGTTCGCCGAGAACGGCACGGGTATCGAATTGCGGGAGTATCAGAAGGTCGTCGCCGAAAGGATCTATGACAGTGTTCTGCACCGCAAAGGTCACTCGATCGTCGTCATCTTCCCGCGCCAGTCGGGAAAGAACGAGCTCCAGGCGCACATAGAGGCTCATCTGCTATGCCAGTACAGCAAGAACCAGCGCAACCAGTGCGAAATTGTCAAGATCTCACCGACCTGGAAACCGCAGTCGCTCAATGCCATGCGCCGGCTGGAGCGTGTCCTCTCCAGAAATCTGCTGCTCCGTGGAACCTGGAAGAAGGAGCAAGGCTACGTCTTCCGTGTTGGTACTGCCCGCATATATTTTTTCAGCGGACAGCCGGCATCGAGTATCGTCGGCGCAACCGCATCTGTCTTACTCGAATGTGACGAGGCTCAGGACGTGACAATTTCGAAATGGGATAAAGAAATCGCTCCAATGTCAGCCAGCACCAACGCCACCAAGGTGTTTTGGGGCACTGCCTGGACAAGTACGACTCTGCTCGCCAGGGAGATGAAGAACGCCATCAAAGCCCAGGAGATGGATGGTGAACAGCGTCTGTTCATGATCGATGCTGAGGAGGTTGGCACTGGTACTGGCGCTGTCACCAATTTCACTGGCAATCTTTCCTACCTGCCGATCAAGCCAGGTACGGTGAAATTTGTTGGTGAGTCTTCCAGTGTTGAGCTGGAGTGCACCGATGATGGCAATGGTGCCATCGTTGGCGACATTGGTGCTGGCACCAACACCATCAACTACACGACCGGTGCTTTTGATTTTGATTTCTCTGGCAATATCGATGCTGGCGAGGCTGTGGTTGCTTCCTACGACTATGACATGGAAGCAAACGATACGGTCCCGTCGATCGATATGCAGCTGACCTCGTCGCCAGTTACGGCGCGTACGCGCAAGCTGCGCACCAGGTGGTCTCTCGAGGCTTCGCAGGATCTTCGTAACCTGCATGGTCTTGAGGCAGAGGTCGAGCAGGTTGCGGCGATCAGCAACGAGATGAAGTTCGAGATCGATCGTGAGATCATCGAGAACATGCGTACGATTGCTGCTCTGTCGGTTACTGCGTGGTCAAAGACTCCGGATACCGGTGTCAGCTACACTGAGCACAAGCTGAATTTCGTGGACAAGCTGGTTGAGGCTAGCAACGCGATCTTCGGTGCGACTCAGCGTGCCATTGGTACCTGGATTGTGTGTGGTCTCAATGTGGCTAGCCTGATTGAGACTCTGCCCGGATTCGTGGCTGTTCCTCGTCCCAAGGGCACTCGTGCCGTCTACAAGACCGGTGTTCTCAACGGTCAATGGGACGTTTGGAAGGATCCAAGCTTCGGTTCGGATCAGTTCATGATGGGCTACCAGGGTGACTCGATGTGGGAAGTGGGATTCATTTTTGCTCCCTACATTCTCGCCTACACCACCTCGACGATCATGCTCGACGACTTCATTGGTCGTAAGGGCATTGCGTCGCGGTACGGTAAGAAGACCATTGACGGAAACTTCTACTGTACAGGGTCGATCACCACGTAGACGGACAGTGGTGTTGAACACCATGAATTGACAAGGTCGCCAGCCCCTCAAATGAGGGGTGCCCGTAGAGCCGTTGACTCCCGGCTCACCGCCCCACGGAGGTAAATTTCCGTGCGCCTCCGTGGGGCATTTTTTACCTCTATATTTCTAGTGACGTGAGAGCATGTCTGCCCAGTTAACAGAAGATACCATCAAAACTTATATCAAGACTATGCTTGGTATGCCGATCGTCGAGGTTGAACTTGACGATGAACAATTTACCGGCATTATCAATCAATCGCTTGGTATTTATGGCACATACAAGCCAATTGAAAAGTTTGGCACTGTAAACGTGCTTTCATCTCAACAGAAATATAGCATCGCAGCTGAATACTTTGGACGTGGCATCATTGAAGTTTTTTATCCAGACTTGCTGCGATCAACAGGTACGCTGGACGAATTTGATGTTTTCAGATATCATAACCGTTTGCCCAATTTAGACCCTGGTGATTTTTACGCTGAAAGGGTTTGGTGGAAAGAAGTACAACGGTCTACTGGTGCTGATTTTGATTGGTTTTATGAGAACAATCACGATGGCACAGCTGAACTCTATATTTCACCACCACCTGACAGAGCATACACACTAACTTATATCTTTGTGAAAGACCCAACTCTGACAGAAGTTCCTCCAACTGACGACGATTGGATCAATGATTATTGCCTTGCAATGGCAAAGCAGGTGTTGGGTCGCATTTTGCGCAAACATCGCAATGTTCAAGGTGCTGAAACTTCCATCGATTTGGACGGTGACGAGCTGGTGAACGAAGGAACCCAGTCCCGACAGGAGATGGAAGAATATCTGACGGGCAGAGGGGCCGTTATCGCTCCAGTCCGAGGATAACCGGAGCCAACGGAAGCGTTTCCCTTGGACCGGAAGAGGAAACCCTACTCGAAGCCGTCTTTGACCCCTCTGGCCCGAGAGAAGCCAACGGAGACCCATCGGAGATATATCGTGTCCAAGGCAGATGAGCTGATATCCCAGGCAATGGATGGCCTCGAACCCTCCTACATTATCTCACATGTTACGGAGCAAGGTCCCAAAGTCTTAGCTACGAGAAAACGCGTAAGGAAAGAAGCCCCAAATCTTTATCGCCATGTGAGCGATCTGGGGTTGTTGCACGATTTTGCGATCGACCTCGGCGAGCTTGGAGTGAAAGAGCTTGCAAAGAAATATGAAATACCAACCGGTATGATGAAGGATCTCAAAAAGTTCGTCTAATGCCTGTCTTTGGCTTCACAAGAGAAAAAGACGGTCGGCTATGGAAGAGTTTAGCCGCCGAGAGAGAAAGACTATACAGAAAACCCCGTAGATGGTTGGTGCATAACGACACAATCAACACCAACATTTATGGCGAACCTGGCGATCCGATTACTGGATCGGACGGTGTGACATCGATTCCTGCAACTCGTAGATTGACCTCGGCTGCATCGGATTTTCAAACTGCTGGTGTGCAAGTAAGCGACATCTTGGAAATACACGATCCAGCTTGCACGCACACCGACAACGGCAGGTATCAGATAGACACTGTTGTCGATGCCAACACGTTGGAAATCACAGAAGACTGGCCGGTTGGTAGTTTGACCGATCTTGATTTCATGGTGCACTTTCTCAAAGAGAGATTTACTGAATTCCCACAAATGGTTCCATTTCTGGTGAAGCTCGAGCCAACAAGACAAGAACTTACCAAGTGGGGATTGGGTGAGAAGAGAGACGCGATCTTTGTGTTGAGCCAGAAAGTCTGTGAGGACATCGGCCTAGAACCAAAGATCGGCGATCGTTTCATCTACGAATACGACGGGTCAAACATCCACTACGAAACACAAGAGATGAAACCGCTGGATTCCCTTGGTGATAGTGGTGTGGTGATGCATTATGTTGGTGGAGCAAGACGCACCACCAACAAGTTGCCATAATGGCCCATTCTCCCAAAACAAAGGCTGTTGTAGCCAAGAAAAGAAAGTCTTTCACCAAATTCCTTGCTGTGTTTGAGGAAGAAGTCAGTTTGCAGGCTTTCAAATGCAACAAGGACATGGCCAAAGAGATTACAGCGGAAGCCAAATCAATAATAGAAAATCAAAGCTATCGTTGGCGACCTCTGACTGACCAATACTTGAGAAGAAAAATAAAGCAAGGCTACGACAGAAGAATATTGATCAGGACCAAAGAGTACGTTGATTCTATTTCGTGGGGTGTAACGGGCGGTAGAGTATGGGCAGGCATTCCAGCGTTGAAGATTCATCAAGGTTCCGGAATGCCGATAGCCAAGTTGGCCAGAATTCACGAGTTCGGAACAAAAACAGTACCAGCAAGGCCTTTGTGGAGACCACTTCTATCGAAACATGTCAGACAAAGTGCTGCATTTGGCAGACGATATAGAAAAGCTGCCAATGCAGCGATAGCTAGAAAAGCGAAACTGTGATAGATCAATTGGAGAAAACTAGATATTGCAAGAAATGCGACGAAGACCTTCCTGTGTCTGAGTTTGGCAACTACGGTGGTGTTGTTAGGTATCGTTGTATTAAATGCAACAGAAAAATACAAAACGAGCACCACTACAAACATCGTGATATACGCAATAAACGGGCGTTAGAAGCTTATATCATACGAAGTAGAAAGAATAAACTATTGGCATTGAGTGTGTATTCTGATACCGACACACCAAGATGTGTTTGTTGCCATGAAACGTTTGAGACATTTTTAACATTAGACCACGTTAACAACGATGGTGCGGAAGACAGAAAGAAACGAGGTAGCGGAAGTAAATTATATAACTATCTAAATAAAAAGAATTATCCAGTAGGATTTCAAGTTTTATGTTTTAATTGTAATTTCGGCAGGTGGCGATTAAAATGTAATGCTGGTGATCTTCAGGGTATATTACTTGGAGATAAAATCTACGAAATAACAGATGTTAGTTATTACGCTGGGTTGCGTCGTAGGTTAAGACATGATGCGTTGGTTGCTTACGCGGGTGAACAACCACATTGTGATTGTTGTGGGGAAACATTCACTCCGTTTCTGACGTTTGACCATAAGTCTAATGATGGCAGTGAAAAAAGAAAGAAACATGGTTCCGGTTTGCAATTTTATAGATGGCTACGAGATAACAACTATCCTAGATATATAAGAGTGTTGTGTTATAACTGCAACACTGGTCGTAGTATTTTAGGTTGCACAGTAAATGAACTGAAGCGTATCATGGGGGGTCGGTCATGATTGATATGTTTCAGTTATACGATCAGGCTATTCTCACCTGGTTGAATGATAATCTTTCTTCTTTATTGGTTGGTCGCACCACCCAAATGTTGATCGCTACGCCAAGACGTGGCTTTGCAGAGGTGTTCTCAGGGAGATTGGTTGACAACAACACACTGACTTTGCCTCGTATTTCTATCACTCGTCTTGATCACGCCAACGATCCAGAAAGATATTGCAAGACCAGGGTGAGAAGACTCGGTTGGTGTGACGACGATGCAAAGAAAAGATTGATTTCAGCAAAGTTTCCGTCTCCTGTCACCATTCCCTATCAAATAGACCTGTGGACGAGATTTGTCAGCGAAATGAATTTGTGGGAGCAAAAGTTTCTCACAGAGTTTGATGCTCAATATATCTACATCACCATCAGACCTGATGATGTGTGGCAAGACAAATCGCATGCGACACATTTGGATGGTGGGATTGTTGACAATTCTGACTTGGAACCAGACGAGGGTGAAAGGGCAATACGCAAAACGGTAAACCTACGCATGGAAGGTCGTTTGTATGACCAATCATGGGTACTGACACCGGTTGTAAAGGCTTTCGAGGCACAATGGCGCAACAGTGAAACGGAAGATCTTTATTATCGGGCGTATTTCCCTCCTCTGGATGTGCTGGCTGTTGGTGACGGCAATCAAAAGGTCTTCAATGTCAATACGTTGAGGACCCCGATATCAGAAAGTACTTTGTTGATCAACACTGTGATTGGTGGTTCTGGTGATCTGACCACTGATGATGGCAATGGCAACCTATCAGGACCGAATGCCTCTGGCACGGTTGACTATACAACTGGTGCAATAAGTCTGACTTATACTACTGCTCCTGATGACACTGAAGACATAACGGCAACGTATTTTACCTCGGTATGATAACAGGGTGGCGCATGCTGAAGAGAATTGTACACACTTACAAAGAGCCGATGGTCATATGCCTTGTAAAAGGCAAAGGCAGATTCAAAGTCCCTCAACGGGAACACAGAAATCTTCTGGTTGGACAATCGATGACCGTTGACGAATCTGAGATTGGGCCAGAACTTAAGAGACAACACAAGAAAGGTTATGTGGCTATCGAGGATGTTGTCGAAGTTGAAGAGAGAAAAGTGATCGTGCCGCCACCACCTCCCCCCGTGGAGGAGCCAGAGGCTGAAGATTTAGAAGCACTCGAGCAAGAATTGCTCGGTGACGCCGAAGCAACAAGCCCCGACGAGCTTGAATAAATGTTAACGAGTCAAACGATTGTTTTCGAATTAGGAGGATATCAGAATGGCATTCGTTAGTGCCGGGGCGTACGCCCGAGAATTAGATCTTTCGATCTACGCTGAAACGCTTACCAGCACTATTGTTGGTATGGCACACACTTTCAACAAAGGCCCTATTGGTGAGGAAACGTTAATCACCAATGAGGACAGGCTGATCGAGAATTTCGGCGAGCCTATCGACCCGTCAGTGAGTTCTACAGCTTGCCAGGGTTGGTTTGCCGCTCGAGAGTATCTAAAAAAGGGCAACAAGCTGTACGTTACTCGTGTGGAGTCTACAGCCACCCCTGCAGAGTATGCCAAGGCATCGGTGCAGGGTTCCACCGATGAAACGTTGGCTACTGGCACTAACGGTGCAACCTCCATTCCTGCCACCAGGGAATTGACGTCATCTGGGGCAACTTTTGATGCAGATGGTGTTGTTGTTGGAGATATCGTCGAGATTCATGAAGGCACAGGAGATGACGGCTATTACATCATCGCTGGTGTGACCGCTACCGTGCTGACAGTGGATCGTGATTGGCCAACTGGTTCCTTGAGCAGTCTTGACTTTACGGTTTGGACTGCCAAGAAGGAAGGCCAGACTGATGGTGCGACCTCCGCAGCGTCCACCAGAACGTTGACCTCTGCTGCTGCGTTGTTTAGCTCTGCTGGTGTTGCTGCTGGTGATATCGTTGTTGTCAACGACACTGGCGATACCGGCGACAACGGGGTCTACACTATTACTTCGGTTGATAGTGAGACTCAGCTGACCGTCAACCGTGATTGGCCAGAGGGGTCACTCACTGGCCTGACCTACGATGTGTACGGCAGAAATTCAGCTGGTGCTGATGGGTCAACTGCTGTTGCTGGCGAATTTTCTTCTGCTGGCGCCAAGTTTCAAGATCATGGTGTTGTTGCTGGAGATATCCTGTACATCAATGACAGTTTTGACTCCGACAACAATGGCTATTATCTGATCTCTGGCCTCAAGACTGGATCCGAGGACACCACTGTTGAGGTTACCAACGCAGCGTGGGATGGTGGTGCTCTTACCAACCTTGACTATGAGATTCTGCCAGGTTCTATCACCTTCCAGCTTCTTACCAAGGGCACATGGGGCACCGGATATCAACTGACGCCAAAGGTGAATGCTGGCGATCGCACCAATTTCGATCTTGATGTTCGTGACTCGACTGGTACCATTCAGTACGAACGCGTATTCAACATGGATCGTTCTGATGTTGTTGCCACCATGGCAGCTGATAGCGCCTACATGACAGCCACGGTGGTTGCCAGCAGAGGTGAACCTGCCATCGAAAAGACGTTCTCTGTTGTGGGTGGCAATGATGGCTACGACAGCATCGTTGATGGTGATTATATCGGCACCAGCGCAGCCGAGACCGGTCTCTATTCGTTCAAGAATCCGGAGGCTGTTGATATCAATATCATGTTGTGACCTGGTGTTTCGTCGCAGAACGTCCAGGATGCGATGATTGAGATCGTGGAGAAGCGTGCTGATTGCATGTGCATTGTCGATCCGCCTGATTGGGCTACTGTCGACAGCGTGCAGGAAATCCTCGATTGGCACAACGGCACGAACATTCGTACCACAGCCTTCAACACGTCTTATGCTGCGCTGTATTGGACGTGGCAGAAGGTTTATGACGAATTCCACGATCTCGATGTGTGGGTTGCCCCGTCTGGCCACATCGCTGGAATGTATGCCTACAACGACAACGTGCAGGCACCATGGTGGGCACCAGCTGGACTGAAGAGGGGCAAGCTCACCGGATCGCGAGATGTTCGTTACTCGCCAGACCAGGATGACAGAGACTCCCTATACGGTCCTGGTGCAAACGTCAATCCGATCGTCAATTTCACTGGTCAAGGGATTGTTGTTTGGGGTCAGAAGACGCTGCTACGTACCACCTCTGCATTGGACAGGGTGAACGTACGGCGTATGCTGTTGTACGCAGAAAAGGTGATTGCCACTGCGGCACAACAGTTGGTGTTTGATCCCAACGATGAAGTCCTCGAGCGCGAGTTCAAGCAGCTTGTTGAACCTGTGCTCACCGACATCTTGACCAAGCGTGGTATTCAGGAATTCCTGATCCAAGCGGCAACCACTGACACTGATCGTGAAAACAACAAGGCGGTATTCAAGCTGTTCATCAAGCCGACCAAGACTGCTGAGATCATCGAGATTCAGTTCGTCCTCACAAGTCAAGGGGCAGATTTTACAGAACTATTGGCCGCATAAATGTTAATATCATGGCCTTCTACCACCCCAGTCAAACGATAGACAGTTTCGAAAGAAACAGGAGATAAGTAGATGCCTCAGAACGCTGATCACATTGCCGCAGAAGCTGGGACTTTCGAGCCTCAGCGGCAAAACAACTTTACCGTTGAAATCCCACTTGGCAACGATAAGGAGTATATCTCTTTGTCTTGTCAGGCTATCCCGTTGCCAGTCGAGAGCAACGATGAGGTGGAAATCCAGTACCAGAACGAAAAACGTTATGTTGCTGGTCAAGCCACCTTCGATGCCACCAGCTTTACCGTTCGTGACTACGTGGATGTTGACACTCGTGGCGCTATCATGCGTTGGCGTCACCAGGTGTACAATCCGGCCACTGGTGCTATTGGTCTTGCATCCAACTACAAGAAGACGGTGTGGATTGTGATGGAAGGTCCTGATGGTGCTACGACCAGGGTATGTAAACTGACGGGTTGCTGGCCACAAGCTGTCAATGGTGGCACTCTCGATATGAGTGCTAGTGACCAGGTTCAGATCGAGGTCACTCTGCGGTTTGACAAGCCCATCTGGTCGGAAAACATTCCTGGTCTGACGGCTTAATACCGACAAACTGACAACAAGTTATAGGAGAGTCATATAATGTTCGCTCAAGGTACAGCATTGAACAACAAGGCTGGCGACATTACCAAGATTGATCAATCTGGGTCTGTGTTGGCCGAGGTGCACAACAAGGGCGATGCTGCTATCGTTCTGTCCGCCAAGAAGGCAAACGGCAGGTTTAGCTATCTGAGTGGCTATTCCAATGTGGTTGACGAAGCGATTGTTGATGATGACAACCTAGTCAACCTGCCGGTCGTTCCGGGTTCTGTTCGCGTCGAATCTTCAGGGTTCAATGACCTGGTGGATGTTGACGAAGATGGCATCCTTTATTGGGATCGCGTAGAGAACAGCGAATTGATCAATGGCACTGACGGTGCAACCGCTGGCAAGGTTTTCACCTCTGCTGGTTCTGATTTCATCGCGGCTGGTGTTGTTCCTGGCGATCTGTTGGTTGTGCATGGGCAAGACGGCGGGTCGTATACCATCGAGTCGCTGACCACCACAACACTCACTGTTGATGTTGATTTTCCGGTTGGTGGTCTATCAACCATTTCTTTCAATGTGTATGCTAACAAGGTATCCGCCGGATTGGTTAATTATTTCACTGGCGAAGTGAATCTCAGTTATCCATCCGATTCTGCTCCTGGATCAAAGGCATCTGTTGTTGGGACAGAATCATTCACGATCGATCTTAATCCTGGCATGACGGTAACGGCCGATGTTGATGGTGGTGGTGCGGCAACTGCCACTTTTGATGCCGGTCAGGCCACTTTGGCTGGCAGTGGCGGTACTTTTGCTGCCATGGCTTCCGAATCGTTTGAAGTGCAGTTTGAAGATGATGATGTACAAACCGTTCTGTTTGGTACTGAGGGCACGCTGCAAGCTGCTGTCGATCTGATCAACACTCAAATCGTTGGCGGTGACGCCAGAATCAATGTCGATCAAATCGATATAGTTTCTGACAAGTACGGCACTTCGTCCAGAGTCAGAACCACCAATGTCGATGCTGGCATTACCACGAAGTTGGGTATTGCCGATGCTGGTGACGAATCTGGCACTGGTGATGCCGCAGATATCAAAGCTGTGACATTTGCGGAAGCCAAGGCTTTGATCGAAGCTGACATCAAAACCGCCACTCCTGGTGACCTTGTATTGGTCACTCTTGATGATACCGGTGGTATGAGAATTTCGGCTTCCACGTCAAACACCGGATCAAGTAGCACGTTGGAGCTTGGTGGAACCGGTGCTAGCGCATTTGGCCTTTCTACCACCGCAGTTACTGGTGACAGTCCTGGTGCGTTTATACCTGTAACGGCAACCTATATCCAGGGTGTTTCTGTTGCTGCTGGCTCGAAGACAGCAGTCAGATTCAATGTTGGTGCCGATGACAACGTTCTAGTCAAGGCTGCTATGGATGGGGAGAACGGTATCGTAACTGTCAAAGTAGCGTAACATACAACTGTCAAAAATGTAGCCTTCCGTCGGCCCGTATTGTGGTCGGGCCAGTCAATCGTTTGTCAATATTGCTGGATTTGCCAGCAAAACCGTCAATTGGAGTGAAAAAATGGGTAAAGAATATGAAGGGACGCTAGTATTTGCGTCTAAGGGAATCTTCTACGATGACGCTCTCCCAGGGGGCAAAATACAGGTAGAACCCTGGAGTTCTCAAGAAGAAAGACTGATCCTCTCCCCCAACGTTGACTACGAGACGACACTCGATCGTCTGGTCAAGCGTTGTACCGATTGTTCTATCCCACCAGAAGATCTTCTCCTCTCTGATCGACAACAACTGTTTTTCTTCATGCGCAACCTTTCTTATGGCGGAGACTATCGTTGTAGTTTCCGCTGTAAGGAATGTAGCGCAACTAATACCGAAGTCATCAATTTGGAAGACAAGTTGAAGACGATCAATGTCGATGACCCGGAATTTCTATTGGATGCCGGGTATGACTCGGTCGATCAAGTAACGGAGCCTTTCACTCTCGAACTAGAGAAGCTGGGCGTCATCGTTGAATGGAATCAGCTGCGCGGTAAAGATGAGAGAGCAGTTGAATCCTATGTGAAGAAACAACGCAAGAAGAAGAGAGGCACCAAAGAACGAGAAGATTACATCTATCGTTTGGCGTTGCGCATTTCTTCTGTAGATGGTGAGGCGGTTGACATTTTGGAAGCTGTTCGGTTGGTAGAGAGCATGAAAGGCAAGGACATCTTGGCTTTCAGGCGTGCAGTGGAGAAAATGTCGATCGGTCTTGATCCTGAGATCGAGCTGACGTGTGAGTGTGGGTTTGAGAATGAAATAATTCTGCCGATGGATAAATCGTTTTTTCTTCCCCCTGGATAGAATGTACGATGTTCGAAGTCAAGCCAGTATCGTCTTCGACATCGTAAAGCATGGTGGGTTT